GATTTCTAATGAGCTACAAGATTTTTCTCGGAACTCAAACTCCTCCAGATTCTTCGTGGGTACATCTGCGTAGTTTTTTGGATTTCAAGGTCGCCGTTGCGGCTCGTGGAATCCCAGAGGAAGTCGCATTTGACCAAGAGCTTGACGGAGAAGGTAACGGTTACGATGCGGCTGCCTGGCTCATCAATCACTGTGTCACATTCTCCGTTATCTTCCCAAAATACTCGGTCGTCTGCAAAACACCTTCTCAGTGCGAGAAGATCGAGATGCTGATCCGGAGTTTTAACTCTTACCGCCAGAGCACAATCAAATGAAGATTGTCTGCATATCAGACACCCACGGCAGGCATTTGGACATGCCTCTGCCGGATGGTGATGCCATTATCCATGCCGGAGATTTCTGTTCGCATGGCAGTCACTATGATTGCGTGCGGTTCTTTGGATGGTTCGGCAATCTTCCGTACAAGCATAAGATCTGTATTGCAGGAAACCACGATCTCTGGATGGAGAGGGCATCTCAGCCTGAACTCGATTCGATCATTCCTCCTTCGGTCAGGTATCTGAATGACTCCGGTACTGCTATCGATGGAATTAACTTCTGGGGATCCCCGGTACAACCGCGGTTCTACAACTGGGCTTTCAATCGAGATCGCGGAGAGGATATCAAGAAGCATTGGGATCGTATCCCATATGACACGGATGTTCTCATCACTCACGGCCCAGCACACGGATACTGCGACACTGTGTATCGCGTTGAGCCATCAGGAATGATGGCAGAGAACACCGGCTGCGTGGACCTTCGAGCGACAATCGAAAACATCCAGCCTCATGCACATATCTTCGGTCACATTCATTGTGGATACGGGATGGAGTGCAGCGAATCTACCGTGTTCCTTAACTGTTCTGTTTGCGATGAATCCTACCGTGCGATCAATCGTCCGTTTGTTTTAGATCTAAACCCCGATGGCTCTGTCTTTGGAGCCTACGAATCACTATGAAAATAACAATCCTACTTTTACTTTCGCTCTGGTCAGTTGCAGGAATCTTCCTGTACCTTTCAATGTTCGATTCGACGAACCAAGTCAAACCATGGAAATCAGTCGTGAACGTAATTATTTCTGGACCCATCATGATCGCAATCACACTGCTGTCTCTGGTAATCGGACTGATTGCAGAGACCTGGGGCTGGTTCAGCCGTAAGTACCGAACCTGGCTGTTCAACTAACATGAGCGCCGAAGATTTTCTTTTCCAAACCGACGTGCACGTCAACAAAGAGGTGACAACCTACGAGAAGTACGTCGCACTTCCGAAGTCTGAACGCGAACGCAGGGTCTCGTTCTGGCTCACGCCGTGGTATAAGACTCCATGGGCTTATACCTGGAATCCTCTCGAAGAGGAGAGCGAGGCTGGTAAAATCGATCGTTTCCTGAAAAAGAATTATCCCATCCAATTCTTCGTTCGTGAATTGGCCACGGACATCAAGTACTGGTGGAAAGACAAGAAGTGGCTCATCATTTCATTCTATCGAGACTGGGTGCCTGGGCGCAGAACTGAGATGCGGAAGGTAGTATTTCCTCGGCACTATACCGATCTCGTAGATATGATTGTGACGTTCCATATGCAGGTCCTCATTGAGTTCGTTGAACGAGAGGAAGCTCTGGTCACCTGTGATTACTCCGCGAACGAAAAAGACCGTCAGTTCGAAGCTGAACTTCGCGAATGTTATGAGTATGCCAGCGGTGGTCGCGCCAAGATGGTCAAAGCAATCGATGCCGAAGCTGCCAGGGCATTTAACGTGTCCCGCGAGACCGGAGCAAACGCCGATACTTACAAGAAATTAACCGAGATGGAAAACGAAGTCATGGACTACGATACGAAAGTCTGTGAATGGGTTGTGAGAAACCGTAACCGTCTCTGGGTATAAAATATGACAAACGACCAAGATACTAATGTCCCATTCAACACGAATGAGGATCCGTTTCCTAATGCCATCTGGGACAAAGACGCGGACGAAGGCGCAAAGCGTTATGCCGAGGCCATTCGAGATGAGATCTACGAGCTGGACGGTTCACAGATCGGAAAGGTCAGTTTCGATCACGAGATGGTGGCAAACACCGATCACAAGAAAAAGGCCAGGTCAGTCTTAATTCGTACTGACTTTGGCGCCGTGATCGTTCTGCCTGACTTTAAGAAGAAGTCCGCCTCAGCCACGATCCTCAACCTTGGCGTGATCCGTGCCATGAAGCAAGAAGGATACACGTCGGAGTACATCCAGGAGAACGGCAAGATCTACGGGGATGTCAAAGCTTTCGACAAGAAGAACGTTCAGCTGTTCGCGTATTACCTGACTCACAAACTATGACCTTTGATCATCAGTCTGCACGACTCATTAGTTACACGAAATCTGCGGTCGGCGGTCCTGCTGCCATGGATATGCAGGAACTCGTGGCATTTTGTGCCAGGGTCAGCAATCCGGCAAACCAGAACAACCTGGAGACATCCGAGAAGCTGGTTCGTTACCTGATCAAGCACCGCCACTGGTCTCCTCTGGAAATGGTCTCGGCCACCGTTGAGATCAACACAACGCGCGACATTGCTCGGCAGATCTTGAGGCATCGTTCGTTCTCGTTTCAGGAATTCTCTCAGAGGTATGCTGATCCTACCGCTGCTCTCGAGATGGTGGTCCGTGAGGCCAGGTTACAAGACAAGAAGAACCGCCAGAACTCAGTCTCGACCGACGACCAGAACCTCATGATCTGGTGGAAGGAACGGCAGAAAGAACTCATCGAGCTGTCGGAGAGCATCTACAAAGATGCCACTGCCCGTGGAATCGCCAAGGAACAGGCTCGAGCGATCCTCCCTGAGGGTTGTACGATGTCTCGGATCTACATGGCCGGAACGCTTCGCAGCTTCGTCCACTTCATTGACGTGCGTTCTGGTAATGGAACTCAGGCAGAATGCGCTGATGTGGCTCGGAAGACCGCAGAGGTTCTCAGGCCAGTTTTCCCAATGGTCCTGGAGTTTGTTCAATCTCAAGCCGTTGATGGCCAATGAGTTTTGAAGAGTTGAAAAAATTCTGCACAATTTGTTTTACATCGAGCAGTTTCTAGTTAGGATGGTTCTCGTTAAACTGATTCATTCATTATGAATACCAACAACAGCAATGCTCAGAACACGGTCTCCTCGACTTCCAAGTCCTCGAAGACCTCGAACAAGTCCGCCAATACGGCTACGACCACCACTGCCACCACGTCGACTCCCGTCCGTGGTCTCCGCAAGACTGAGGTCGTCGCGATGCTCAAGAACTTCAAGTTCCCGAGCGAGCCGTTCACCATCAAGCAGGCCTGCACCGCCCTCGGTGCGGATCACTGGCTGATCCATAACTACGTCAAGGCCAATGGCAAGATCGTCGGCGACGCACCGAAGTCTGCCGGCCCGAACGGCAAGGCTCGTGGCAAGGCCGCGAAGCTCTATCAGCTCCCCGCTGACAAGCTGGTCTTCTGACCAACCGGCGCGCGGTGGCGCCTCATAATGTCCACCGCAATCTTTCATCATCAGAGTGGCTGGTTACCTAAGTTATTGGTGGCCAGCCATTTCTGCTTTTGTGAATCTATTTTCTGCGCGTGTTGGTAATCAACAACTTAGGTAATTCTTAGTAGTTCACTTTTGCTGGGTATTTGCTAGTATTTCCTCATGATGAAAAACACCACCAAGAACGAGATGATCAACGGCTGGAACATGAGCCTGTTCAACTACCATGCCGGCTACCTTTCGTACGGCGTCAACCTGATCGGTCATACCAAGTTCGTGGCTCGGTTCAAGTACAACAAGCGTGACCGCCTCGGCTTCCAGAAGTTCCTGGTGAACAACTTCACGCCCCTCGAGTACTTCACCCGCCTGATGACGCAGGCTCCCCTTGACATCCTCAAGTCTGCGGGCTACGTCAGCGCTAGCGAGAAGCGCCTCCAGAAGCAAAAAGCCTGGTTGTCTTTCTCCAGCGCCCTCTGACCATCAACAACTTAGGTAATTCTTAGTTGTTTACTCCAGACCACAATTTGCTAGTATTTCCTCATGATGAAACTCACCAAGAAGCTCCCCAACGGTCGGCTGCAAGTCAACAAGTCCGCGGTCATCGCCCGCCTCAAGCAGCTCCGCAAGGAGCGCAAGGACACCGATCTCCCCGGCCTCCTGCCGGTCTCTGACCGCGAGGTCGTTCGTGAGGCGTCCGAGATGACTCGGTACAACGCCGACAAGTTCATCAACACCTCCGAGGACTGAGATCCCTCCTTCTGAACAGCAACCTCAAATAACTTTAGACCATGAGCTACAAGAATTGGACCTACACCCCCAGCGAAGACAACGATGGCGATTGCATCAAGATCTGGCATGACTTCACCCATACGGATGGGCGTACGGTCTCATGTGACTTCAATCCCTACTCACGAATGACCGCTGAGGATATCCGTCTCTGGTTCGACCTCGGCATGCCCGATCGGATCGACAGCGGTCCTCTGGATAGCTTCGACCTCAACGTCCTCTGGAAGGAGGCACACCAATGATAGCCGATCTGATTAAGCTGTATGCGGATGCCAACATCCGCGTTGCGGAGCTAGAGCGCGAGAACGCCGCGCTCAAGCAGCGTATCCTAGATGACAACAAAGCCTACGGCTGCGAACTGATGGACCCGTCCGAGACCATCTGGGACCACGCAAAGCGGTTACAGCAGGAGAACGCCGCGCTGCGGGATGCCATAGGTGAATCCGAGGAGTTTGCCCGCAAGAACGGCGAGACGGCTGGTGCGAAGATTAAAGAATTGCTCCGCGAGAACGCTGCGCTGCAAGAAGCGTTAGCGTGTTTGTTGGATTGGGGGCTTCAACCACCTGATTATTGGCGCGATCAAACAAAAGACCGGTTTATTGCCGACATTCAAAAAGCCTCCAATTTATTGAAGCGAAAGGAGGCGCAGCCGTGAGTGAGGCATCGGATCAAATAACCCAATACCTATCGGTCGGTGGGCTTTTCAATCCCGAGATAATGAATCAAACTCAACACGAAGCGGTGCGGGACACGTTAATAAAAGCGCGGGATGATATCCAAAGTCTGGAGCGCGAGAACGCCGCGCTGAAGAAACTAATCGACGATCCAAATGCAATGCATGAATACTACCTTCGATCTGGTAACGGTTGGGAGGTCTGGCACGGAGAACGACTGGGACAAATGGAAAACTACATCCCTGAACTTCAGGGTCAGATCGCCGAACTTCGAAAGACCCTTCAGCTCATTGTTGACAAGTGGGACTCCTGCACTGAACTGTACACGTCCGACCAGGACGCTGCCCAAAACCTAGCCGACACCGCCAGAGAAGCCCTTAACCGCATACGATAACCTATGAAACTCGATCCTCTCGATATGCTGATGGCAGTGATCACCGCCATCTGTATCTCCTTCCTGGTATCCCTTCTCATGGCTCTGCCGGTGATGTGGATCTGGAACTCCACGTTCCCAGACCTGTTCCGTTTCCCAGAGATCTCCTGGTGGACTGCCTGGAAGATCTCGGTCCTCTGTTCGTTTCTCTTCAAGACCAGCATTAGCACGAAGTCTGACAACTCGTAACCAATGAAACCGTACCAGTTCGATATCGTTCAGGAATCGTCCTATTCCATCGCCGAGGAGCGGATGCTATCGATCCATGAGGATCCTCATCAACCGTGGTCTTCTCGCTCTGAGGCAGTAGAGGACGAACTGCCGGTCCAAGAGACCATCTCCGATGGCTGCTGAGGTACTAGTCACGGGAGGATCCAAACTCCAGCGACAGGTCCTGACGGAGGCGTGTGACTACTATGTGACACGCCTTCTTGGTTACCAGCTCTCTCGCGAGATTGTGGTGGTCGTCAAGATCCGAAAGAATCTACTGGAGCAGGAGAACTCCAAGGCTGACTGCATCTGGGATGACGACGAGGATACGCCTCGAGAGTTCGAGATTCGTCTGGATGCCGACCTCACCATGATGGCGATGCTTCGTTGCCTGGCCCATGAGTGCGTCCACGTGGCCCAGTACGCCTCTGGCAAGATGAAGGACACCAATTCGGTTCATGTCATCAAGTGGAACGGCAAGAAAATTGATCGGCGCGGTATAGACTACTTCGATCTCCCGTGGGAGTTAGAAGCCTATGGTCAGGAGTTCGGCCTGATGGATCGGTTCATCAATGCCAAGGGCTACGCAAAGAAGAAGTGGTACAACGATCCGGATTTCTTATAAGCGCTCGAGAAGAATGCGAAGATACTTAGGGCCACGATCGGCGGCTGTTGTTCCTCTGAACTGAAAATTTATCTTGTACGCATGGCCATTAATCTTGGCATCAACCTTTATGTTCGCGTACTTTCGAACTCCTTCTTCCGGATAAACGTAAGAATCTTCACTTAGCCCTGATATCTGAACATCAGCGCCACGCTGAACGTCACTCACCAGAACATCGTTATCTCGTTTCTTATGGATGACGACAACCCCGCTCCCGTATGCCTGACCTAGAAGATCCTGAAGATTATTCTTCACTCTAGAATAGTTCGCCGGTTTTGTCAGGCATACGTATTCTTTTCCAAATCCACCCATTTTCTGCCCGTTAAATCCAAAATACTCGTTGATGGAACTTGCCGTGAGAGGGTTTAAGAAAAACTGGAAGATCGAGGCTGACAGAATGTAATACGTATTCGACATCTTCAACGAGAGATAAGTCTTGTCACCTCCACACAGTAGTGTAAGGTCTGTCAGGGTTTCTCCGGTCGAGTTGCTAACGGTGAGTCTTCCGCTAGTGTAAGCTAAAACTCTTCTCTGGTTCTTTGAACCTTCAGCCTTTACCTCGCATTTGTCTTTGGCAGAGATCTTTATTGATTTCTGCATCTCTCTGATGACATCAGGATGTTTTAGTTTAGAAACATCTTCGCCTCCGAAGAAAGCCTCCAGATCTGTTTTCAATTGATCCTCGAACGCAACACCTCCAGCTCCCTTTCGAATGATCGGCTTGAAGATTACATCGCTGAACCCCTGAACTTCTAAGACTTCAGTGCTCGAAGACTTGCTCTTTTTGAAGACACTCTTGTAGGCAATTTTGTTCTTCTTAAAGAATGACTCAACTAGTTTCTTTGTTTGATCACGATCCTTCGACTTGACGGTCAAATCCTCTTTCTTTCCGTCACCCTCGAGTATTGCCTGTGCGCCTAGAAGTTTCTTTATCTCGGTCTTAAGATCTTTCATTTCGAAATACCCATGCCCTTGCGGACATCGTGGAACATCTCGTCCTTATGAGCAGCACTCATCTTAGACGGAGCTCCAGCGTGAAATTCTTTCTTTTCCCCTGCCGTAGCATGGGCTCTCATCTTGCTGGCTGAGATACCAGTGGTACCTTCGGCGTCAGGATCGCGCTCTCCAGCCGAGTGAACAGTAATGCTCTTGAACTTGTAAGAGCCGTGATCCATCTTTTTCCCGTTGTATCTCTGCAGAAGACCGTGCATTTCTTTTGCACGGTCTGATCCTGCCACTAGATGCAGGTGCTGAACTCCCTGTTTGTGGAGTTCGACTGCATGGTGAAGAAGGCTAGGTTTATCCTTCGAGGACGTGGACAGATTTGTGCCAGGGAAGGCACGCTTGGCGTGCTTCAGCTTCTGCGCAGGGGTCAGCGGATTCTTCTTTGGATCGTGCGAGTGCGACATGATCACGGAATGATCCGCTCCGTGCTTCTTTGCTACCTCATGGACCTTGTTAACCAGAGCCTCATGGCCATTCGTGATCGGATTCATACGAACGAATGCCATCACGTGATGCTTTTCCTTTCCTGCTTCTTCCTTGAGGAACTGTGAGAAGGTCTTCATTGTCTGGCTTTGAGTAGATTTGCCTTTGCGAATTCTGCGCGATTGACGAGCTTGGTGGGCTCTGTGTGGCCCTTAAATTTGTGGTTCACAACGAATCCCTCTGGCTTCGAAGCGGCAGTACCAATATGGTGCTCAAGTCCGCCTTCATGCTTCTCTAGGTTCTTCACTAGAACGTTTTTGGCTTGCTGAAGGTGATGGTGCATGTTCAGAAGATTTCCGTAGTGCTTCTCATTCTTCTGAATATGTTCGACCTGAGAAGCCCCTTCGGATCTCTTAGCCTCTGCCTTTGCAGGGGTCTTCAGCTTTGACGCAGCTCTTTCGTAGTGAGCCGTCACATGTTGTTTGAGGCCCTCGACACTTGGTTTTGAATCCGTACGAACGGTATGGTTGATGTACGTCGATAGATGACCGGCTTCTCCCTGATGTTTTGCCGTGGCCTTGTACATCTCCGATCCATGGTTGTCATGGATCTTCTTGGCGGCTGCCATGTGTTCATGGAATGCCACCTGGTCCTTGTGCGGATACTGGATCTTTGACGTGTCGTGTTCAGCGGTCTTGAGGTGTACATCCGGGTGAGATCCGAAGCTCTTCATGTCCGGATGCGGGCTCACCGACATATGCTCGACGCCCTTCTTCGAAGGATGCGGCTTGTACTGCTGGTGCACCACAACGCCGATCTTCGAATTCTTGACCTTCTCGGCCTCTGCTCCGCGCGCCGTGTAGGTGATCGTGTTCGGGGTGAAGGAGACGGATCCACCGCTGCCATGCTTATGATCCTCTGGGGTATGCATCAGGTCTCCCTGATAAACTCCTGATTTCGGCGCAACCTTTGGCAGATGCTTCAATGCGGTCTTCAGCTTGCTGACCAGACCAGCAGAGTGACCGTGGTTCTTCTCGATATCGGTGTTGCTGTAATTGAGCTTCGGATTCTTGTTGAATGCCGACTTGGTCGCCACAAAGAACTTTTTCGTCTCCGGATGGTGGCCAAATACGATCGAAGGCGATCCATCATACTTCATGGTCAGGTCACTGCTGTGCTTTCCAGCCTTCATGTGCTCATGTGCCTGAGTGAGGGCTCCATGAGCGTGCGTGAATCCCTGGGACCCGTGGAGAAGTGGACGATCCTCTGGGTGATGGATGTGTGTTAGCTGTTGCGGATTTGATTCCTCGAGCAGCTCTGTAAATTCAGAAAAGGGTAGGATCGTGGCCATTCCACGTATTTATAATCCGGTGGGTCTGAATTTACGATACTCCTGTGCGTCAGGGCCGATCAGTTCTCGAAGCTTCTGACCTCCGCCGTCATAGTTCGCTAGCCTCCTCGTATGACCGATACCGTACCCGGCATAGATCCCCTTGATTCCCACCAGAGTGGGTTTCGGATCCGGCAAATAGATCGTGCGTTTTAGAGAAGGATCGGTCTCCCCCCAGAGCCTGACATCGATGAAAGGATTCGAGTCATCCTTCACGACTCGCAGCAGCTCAGGGAAGAATGACCTCTTGAGTACAGTCTGACAGAAACTAGCATGCCGATCGTTCGTGTGCAGGTGCCAGTGAGAGTCCCTCACGTTGTAGTATAGGGCATAGGCCTCTCCGATCATGTCGTTGTAATCTCCAAGCCTGGATGCCGCTACCTGCAGGTAATCTTTGGAATACCAATCGTCATCCTCGATGAAGGCGATCGCATCGCCTGTGATGATCTGAGGGTTTTTCATCAGAGCCCTGATCTTCCTCACCAGGCTATAGCTTCCCCTGGTATCATCCCCAAATCTCATGTGAACCTGACCCATCGTGCATTTGGCAGGATTTACACCGTCGTCAAGTACGATCCACTGGTGAATTGGTACCGTCTGGCGAGACATCCATTTTTCACATAGCTCAAATGCCTCGGGTCTGTCACAGGTCGGGGTGACGAGTGTGATGTTCATGACAAAAGAAAGCGGGGTGGAATGAACCACCCCGCGTTAAGGTAAAAACTTTTACTCTGTGCGGGTTACTTCGCAGGAGCTGGGGTTGGGGCGACAATGTCCGAGACACCCTTGACCATACCGCCAACGAGATCGAGCCCGCCGCCGACGATTGCTCCGCCACCAGAAACGACCTTACCGGCCGCAGAGGATGCAACACCGAGAGAGCGACCAACATCAGTTGCTCCGTTGCCGACAACATTGCCGACGCCGGACACAGCTGCCTGGCCCATTCCCTTGGCTGAGTTATAGGTAGCATCGACTGTACCGCAGCCCGAGAGGAGTGCGATCGCCGAAACTAGAAGAACTGAGGTGAGTTTGTTATTTTTCATACGGCAGATATTTATCTAAACCCCGTCCTCTATAAATAGATTTCTATATCACTCCTTGCAAATCTATTGCATCGGAAATGGGAAACTCGAAACAATCATGCTAAGCTTCAAAGACTTTACTCCAGTACAGTACACAGGCGGTGAGACCGAAATGCAGGATCGGTACACATTCAAGCGTCACCATGGTCTTGTCGGAGAGTCAGAGCGTACATCATCTGAGACGATCACGAAGATTCGGGGCCGCATCAAGGAGAATCGAGAGAAGCGTGCCAAGCACGGGGAGCAGAACGGCGACCGGTCATGATTAAGACGTTCTCGCAGTTCCTTTCAGAAGACGCTCCGAAGGAAGTCGTCTTTGCATTTGGACGGTTCAATCCACCGACATCAGCGCACGAACCTATCTTAGAAAAGGTCGCTGATCTGGCTAAGGGTGGACGCACATATCGAATCTATTCTTCCAGAGTTGAGGACCCGAAGGACAATCCGTTGCCGCTGACCGAAAAGGTCAAGTTCATGCGCAAGATGTTCCCTCGCCATGCTCGTAGCATTGTCTCGGATACCGACATCTCTTCCCCTTTACAGGTCTGCACAAAGCTATACGAGCAAGGATTCCGTAAGGTGACTCTGGTCATCACAGAGACTAGCGTTACTGAGTTCAAGGCTCTCCTGAATGGAAACAATGGACATGAGGGTTCACATGGATTCTACTTCTTCAAGGAAGGAATCTCGGTTATTTCATCTGGTCTGAAGGATCCGGATTCGACCGTTCTGACTGAATCCAGGGTACATGCTGCGATCAGCGCCAATGACCTCGAGCTCTTCACAAAGAGTCTGCCGGCCGGATTCGCTGAGGCCAGAGAGTTGTTCAATGCCGTTCGTACCGGCATGGGTCTGAGAGAGACCAAGAATTTTCGCAAGCACGTACAGCTTGCACCCGTATCGGAACGCCGCGAGGCCTATGTGGCCGGCGAGCTGTTCCAGGTCGGAGACGACGTGGTCCTGAAAGAATCCAGTGAGGTCGGCAAGATCTCGCATCGTGGCACGAACTAC